CTCCACCAGTTAGTCGCCGGCAGACAGGTTCTACCTAGGCGGCTACGGATAATCGGTATACCCGGCCAGGCCTGAAACCGTACTTCGTAAAGAAGCGTACGGACGGAAGGAGACCAAATTTACCTGTTCATCCAAGAAAGAAAGAAGGTACTAGAGGCCAGGCCCACCGCGGTGGCACCTGCCCCTTCGGGTACGAAGCGAACTCCCCTCGACGTTACTCCTCGGAGTTTCTCGCCCGGGTGTTCATAGCTGCCCCCTGTAAGAAGGGGATCACAGCAGCGCTTGTCTCGAAAGAGACACGCGACGTATCCTTACGCACCGAAACTTTCAAAGAATCCCAGCATCGCGTCTCGTGAGGGACTCCAAGAGTCTCCCCCCACGAATTTGCCGGTAGGGAACGACGAGCCGTAACCTCCCTGTTACAGCAGGCACCGCGTAACACAGACTACTTCCAGGTGGGGATCCACGAAACTGGAGCACCACCACCCCTACAAGAAGGGCGGAAATGACAGTCAAGTTTCACTCCGTTACTCGGCTCCCGAAAGGAAGCGAGGGACAGGGGTTGTGCCATAGACGAGTAGAGATGATAGACACGAGTTCTCCTCCCCCTAACATAGCTCTGAGACAGAGCTAGGAAAGGATGATCAGGCATTTCAAGCCTGTGGACAGAGTCAGAGAGAGGGATCAAGAGCTCCGGAAGGAAGCACTCAACCCAACTCAAAAGCTCTGTTGGCCAGACAAAGGTCCAGCGGAATTGAACTCGATACTTATAGACGAGAGGCTCACAGGGAATTTCCGCGCGAGAGCCCAACCGTACGAGACGACGCTCGTAAGGTAGGACCTTCTTGCCACGAACCATCGAAAGATGAGTCTGCTGCATCTTGGTAGAAAGCCAGGATACAGCACGATAGGCCGCCTCCCTCGGGGGCTGGCCCACGGTGACCGGAAATTCCCTCTTCTCCCCACATTCCTTCACGGTGGCCGGTCCACGCTGCAGCGCAGCACGGTACCAGGCCTTCTTGAGGAGCCTACGAGCCCAGTGTGTTGGTATGGACGCGGGTGAGACATCGCGAAGCGAGATCTCATACCGCATAAGGGAGTTAACAACCCAGAGCTGGGTGCTAACCGACATACCACTCACACCCGAGATGACCTGCGGAAGCAGCTCATCGGGCGAGTAGCGATCAGGCCTCAAAAAGGAGAGAACGGGTTTGGACACAAGCTTCATCCGAGGAACCGAAAAGCTCCTCGAATTCAGCTCTATCCACGCAGCAGAGAAGCCGGACTTCTCCCTGTTGACGGCCAAGCCAAAAGTGGAGGTGACCTCTTCCCAGAAAGAGAAGAACTCACGAGAACCACAAAAAGCACAGTCGTCACCGTTAAAGATTCCCACTCGGTGTTCACCAGGGCCCTGGAAGACATCGCAAGCGATGTCGAAACAGGCCTTGTTAAGAAGGCAGAGCAATGGGAAACTGACAAGGTTACCCATCATACTGCCCCTAAGGACAGGGTAAAGACGGCCGCTACGAGAGCGCCACTTTACGTCCGTGAACGATCCAAGAAGAGTCTTACGCTCCCCTTCACTGAGACACGGATCCTCAGCAAGAGTACTCACGATGGCATACACAGCATCGGAGAAAATCCGATCTGTCGCCGACGTATAGTCCCCCGAAATGAAGGACTCACCCGCACGGCGATCGTTAACGACTCTTGCAAAATCCTCAACTCCTACATCCCCACGAATACACCAGCCAGAAAGGCTGATATGATCGTAAAGGGCATTATGGACAGGGGTGAGTACCCGCTTAACACGCGCACTCTGCATCGTCACCACTCGATGCTTTCCCTTCGTTTTAGCCACACCCACGCGCACGTGGGCATCCTCGGGGGAATACTCCGATTCGAGGGTTCCAAGAGTCCCTCCAGCCATTCTTTCTGTCTCATAACAACCCTGCTGGTCAGGGATGTAACCGGGCGGAAGGTAGGGGTCCCTTTCGTCCTCTCTACAAGAGGAGAGTCTCTGACCCCACCCCGA